GGTTTCTATATCAAATATAAGTTTCATAGTTAGTGCATTACAATTATTTTTATGTTTAAGATTGTGGGTATTACAGGAGCAACATGATAAAATGCTTCTTCAATAATATCTTTAGTCTTCGGTGTGTGAACAAATAAGATTGGATTTACATTTGGATATTTAATTACCAAGTGTAATAATTTTAAAATCTTTTTTAATGATGAATAAATAAAAATTTTATCATCATCATCCAAGTTTTCAAACTCATCGCATTGTTCTATATATTCACGAAGTACATCATCTATTTGTTTTTCTTTATTCTTGGACATTAGAAAAATCGCCTTCAGACAATCTCCCAGTTTCCCTGTCGTAATGAAGTGAGCAAGCGACACCTGTATCTCCATTGTATCTATTTTTTAGAACTCTGATTGTTAGAATATCTTTAGTCTCTTCGTTCTGCTGTGACCTCTCTAATCCACAACAAATATCTGTAAGCTGGCCTAGTCCATGACTGCCTTTAAGATGACTTAAAGATGTTATGGCTCCTTCTTCATGTCCAGTTTTGTCTGGTAATCGTTTCATGTGGCATACCAGTATTAATCCAAAATTTAATTCTTCTACTAAACTTCGTAGCCTGGTCATCGTATAATCAATTAACTTCCTCTCATCGCCTTCAATACCAGAGACAACCATATTGATATGGTCTAATACTACATAATCACAATCACATCCTCTGACTAAAAATCTTATTTTAGACATTAGGTTCTCACTATCTGTAGACCCAAAATGTTTGTGGAAATATGTATTGCCTTGAATTTTATCCCAAGACTTCTTTAATGTTTCCTCTGAAAAATCTCTTCTAATTTCTTCTTCGTGAATTTTAGAGTTTAAATCTATAGAGATTAAACCTCTTACAGTTCTAGCTACACTTTCTTCTAAAGCTATGTAGCCTACATTCTTACCTTTAGTAATTAAATCAAATGCAATTTCTCTACAGACCTGGCTCTTTCCTGTTCCACTACCTGCTGTAAATAAAACTATTTCACCCTTACGAATACCTTTTGTTTTATTGTTAAGACCCTCCCAAAGATATGGAGTACATTCTTTGCTGTCATCTTGCATAACTAAATCCCAAGTATCAGCTCCAGCAATAATGCCTTCAGGTGTATATGGTCTTGCGTTCCATATATGATTTATAATATCCTTACCTCTTCCAGATACCAACATATCGTTAGCATCCTTCAGAGGTAATTTAGAGACAAGAGCTTTTTTTGGAGTAAACAATTGTGCACATTCGATTGAAGCAGTATTACCAGCTTCATCATTATCGAACATTAAAACTACTTTTTCAAAACTTTCTAAATATTCTAAATTCTTTTTAATATATTTTTTTGCAGACTTTGCTCCTGAAGGTACTGACACTACTGGCCATTTGTTTCCTTGAACTTTAGATACTGACATAGCATCCACTTCACCTTCAGTTATGGTAATCATTTTTTGATTTCCCTTCCATTTGTGCTGTCCAAATAATCCAACTTCATTCATATCTCCTAACCAAATAAAATCTTTATTAGGAAATCGAATGTGTTGAGCAACAACTTGGTAATTAGAATTATAATAAGGAGCTATCTGAACTGGCTGACCATTGTAAGTTCCAGTTTGATAATTAAAAAATTTGCAAGTATCAAAATCAATTTGTCTTTTTGATAACGCCTCCACTTGACCTGTAATCATATCTGTTTTTATTTTTATATTATTAAATTCATTTGTTTCTCCACTTGCTGGCTCTCTATAGCCACATCCAAAACACCAGCCATGACCATCTGAATACCTTGCTAGGTTATTTCTTGATTGACATTGTGGACAAGGTTCGTGTTTTACAAATTCTGAATTATTCTCCTGGCTCTTCATAACCTTCATCACCAGGCAACAAGTCTCCTTCTACCCAAAGTAAATCTGTTTTAGCCCAATCATCTACATCAAATGAAGGACAGAATTTATCAGAAAAATGATAGTGACCTTTTACAACTGCCTCTGGATATTTCTCATGTAGTTCATCACATAATGTTTTTAAACTATTCCATTGAGCTCCTTCAAAATTATCTTCTGCTTTAGTGTGGTCATCTTGAGTGACACCACCAACCATAGCGATACCTATACTGTTATGATTTTTCCCACGACAGTGAGCTCCGACTGCATCTGTAGTTCTGCCATCTTCAATGACACCATTTCTTCTAATAATAAAATGGTAGCCACAGCTTAAAAATCCTCGTTCTCTATGCCAACGATTTACTTCTTCGAAGCCAATGTCCATAGATGGTTTAGTAGCTGTACAATGTATTATAAAATAGTCTGTTGATTTTCTGCTCATAATTTTTTCTGTTGTTGTTGAATTTCTTTAACCCAGTTATCTGGTAAAAGTTTCTTTGTTGAATAAACACAATGGTATTTAAAGCCCTTAAGCTCACACCATTTTGCATAAGTTGTTTTTGATTTTTTTCCTATTTTTGTTTTAGAATTTGAGAATACAAATCGAATATCTAAATGAGGATGTTGTGATTTAATGAATAAATGTTTCTTCCTATCCGAAGTTAGGAACTGACCTTTTGTTTCAAATATTATTTTTAAATTATCTAATGCTGGACAATTAAAGTCTGGCGTATATTTAGATAATTTTTCAGGCTTGAGGTAGGAAACTTTATAATCTTCATAACCAAACTTAATATTCTGTTTGACTAAATAATTATTAAAATCCTCCTCAAGCTTTGATTTGAATTTAGAAGTCGGTTGCGTTGGAAACTTCTGTTTGAACTTCCTCATTCTCCGACCCATTTTTGCTTGAGCTGTCGCCAGTGACTTTATCAAAGCCATTTGCTTCAGCAGTTTGTCCACCACCCTCAACTAAATCTTTTACTTGAACTGATTTAAGTCTTAAAGATACACCTGCACCAAGTGCTGGAGTGTACCAAGGAAATGGTTGATAGCTTACACGAAGTATTGAACCTCCCCAGATATTTACATCTGTACTAATAGGTTTCAATTCGTTATCGAATAATGCTGGCCTTTGTTTAAAAGTATCTCCAGTTTTACCATTGGTACCACTGGCTTTCATTTTAAACTTAAAGATAACATTACCTTCCTCATCTTTTTTATAAGGTGGGTTATGTTCCTTTATAGTTTGTTTGTTTGATTTTTCTTTAGCCTCATTGACAGCTTTGATTTGATATTGCTTTATAATTTTTATCAACTCTTGAGCTTGAGTATCCTTAAGGCTTAAGTCTACTTTGTACTCACCTTCTGGTTTGAACCTCACATCACATTTTGTCAAATGTGGATATATGGCTTTACCAAAAGGAGAAGTATATGTTTGTGCTTTTTGCATCTGAACCCTCCTGGTTCTTTGGTTATTATTAATTTGATGAAGCTTCTGTTCATCTATAGTGTCCTCTTTAGAACGCTAGCGTAGTGGTTTAACTACAAAAATAATAACTACCTAATACATTTTTAATATCCAGGTTTCCTTGTTTAGGAAGTGCTGGGATTTTATGTCTTAAGTTTTTAGGAACCTGAAGTTCAACCTCCTTAAGAAATTCATTCAATAAATTTTTGTTATCAAATATTTCTACGAAGGCTTCTCTTAATGCTATGTTCATAGTAGATACATCTGTAGCTAGTACACCAAAACTATCGTGTACGCAGGCAAAGTTCTCAATACTATATTCACTAGCTTTACATACTGCTTTCATTAACAAAGAAGCATCTAACGAATGAACAAAACATGGAGCTATAGAATTGGCTACAGCTTTTTTATTTATCTTATTTGTTTCAACAGCAATATTAACTTTCCTAATATCAGGTGTATATGTACCACTCTTTGGTCTAAATATTTTTTCACCCATATAAGTATTAACTCTTTTAGTTGTTAATTGTGGACAGACTAATTGAACAATAGCTCCTGTTGGAGTTGTCCATACAACAGGCAATCCATTTTCAGAAACTAATTTAGATACTGTTTGCAACCACTTCATCGCTTCTTTAGCAGATAAGATAACTTCATCTAAAGCTTTCCAAACTAATCTTGAAAGATAAGCTGAACCTTTAAATATATTTGGAGTTTCTGGTTTAGGATTTCTGTCTGTAGAAAAAGGAATTTCAATACCTTCTTCTTCCATATCCTCCAGGTACTCTTGGATATATTTTCTACAAGAGAATTGTGTAAGTCCATAGACAATACACATAGTGACTTTCTTTGTAGTCTTTCTGTTTATCCCATAGTCTAACCAAATATCTCGTAGCAAACTATCTTCTTCTTTTTCAAGAAGTTCTTTTGTTTTGGAAGCAACCTCACCATATACATCTTGTACCTTATTACTTGGTATTAAGTTTACAGCCTGGCCACCAATTTCATCTTTAAGTAATCCAGAATAAATTTGTAAACCTGAATTAGTACAATCAGAATAACAAATTAAATGTGTAATAAACTTTAATGATTTGTTTGATTTACAAAAATTATTCCATTCAAAACAAAATGCCAAGAATTGTACAGGTTCGGAACAATGAGCCCAAAACTCGTAGTGATTATGTGGGTCTTCAGCAGTTGCTTTAATATGTTCTTCATTTTCCTCAACCCATTTAACTCTATTGTCTAATGTATCTTTATCGTGACCAAACATATTAGCTCCATGGATAGCAAGCTTTCTTACAGCTCCTTCACCAGCTAAAGGTTTACCATTTCTAAATAACAATAGACCTTTTGCTAAATCATTATTCTGATAGTTTAATCCTTCAGGTACACAATAAATTCTATATCTAAAATCATATTGTAATGGAAACCAGAACTCTAAAAATTGTTGGTATGTATCTGCAACACTAAAAACTTTTTCAGTCAATAATGCTTTACTATCTATTGTAGCATTAAAATCACATACAGCTTTTTTTCTCCTGCTGTAATCTTTCCTTGCTACTTCATTAGTTGCTATATCAAAAGGTTTAGTAGGTTCCTCTATTTTATGAGAAGGTAGACCAGCAATTGCTAATCCCTTGTCATGAATAGTCCTCATAACCTGGTATACAGGAATGTTTATTGTAAACGCTGTCTCCTGTAATGTGTTTATACATTTATAGACTTCAGGCATTTCATGTGCTCTGTTTGCTATTTCTTCCAGATATGCTCTGGATGCTCTTTTCACCATATTATAGTGCATCTTTTACCTCATTATTTGTTGATTGATTTTCTGGCTTTGTGTAGCCATTAGTGGAACTTAATTGATTAGGCCTTAAATCCTTGATGTAATAACCACCTGAATATGGGTTGTTATCCCACCTTTTAGGTTTAATTACCATCGGCTCCCTAAATGGTTTAAGTATTTCTGCATGGATTTTTTTGTTTTCAATCCAGGTCATAGTCTTCTCGGTTGCCTGGACATAAACAATGGACTTGCCTTTTACAGCAAATGTTTTGGTGAGTTTAATAAAGCCAGTTGTGCTAGCTAATAATTCAAGAAGTAATTTACCGAGTTTTACTTTCTCTTCTTTAGACCAACCAGAGTATTCTAGTTCATGTCTGTTCATAGCGTATTGAAATACCTTACGCTTATGCCTGTAGTTATTTTTTGATTTTAACCACTCTTTTGTTTGAGTATAATTTTTATTATCGCTCTCTTTGAAGTACAATAACCTGGCCTCATCCTCAATTGCTGAAGCTATTTTAAGTAAAGCTTTAGTTTGAGTGGATGAAACAGTGATACTATCTAGTACAGCTTTTAATGTAATAAAGGCTATACCTGACCACCTCTCTGGTTTATCTTCTGCCACTTCCTGAATAGGAATACACTTTGATAATAAGGTAGCTTCGGTTGCATACCTCTTCGCATGGCCATCAAAAGCTTCAGTAAAGTATTTCTCAATACCCTCACATAAAGGCTCTAATCCTGATTGGATTAATACCTGGCCATATACTGTTGTGCTTTCATTGGTTTCTCTAGGTTTACCAGAATTTTCACCTACTTTTGCCCTAGCTTTATTGATTGTCTTATGGAACCTTTTTATTCCTGACCTAATCATAGCCAACTCTATTTGTTTTTCTGCTTCTATTTTTTCATGTAGAGTTGAAGGCACATTCTGTGAGTTTTTAAGAATGCCGAATTTCTCTAGTATTTTTGCGTCTATTTCCATATTAGCCTCATTAGTGTTTATAGTTTGTTCGTAGATTGTGTGCATTGAAGTGCACATCTACTACGCCAGCGTACATATCACATATTAACTATGCAACAGTTTATTCGGCTTGATTTATAAGGTATTCTACTACGCCAGTGTAGATAACTCGGAGGCGTAATTTGTGGTTGTAGCTTTTAAGTCTACCGACAAATCATTTAATGTTAGTTTACTTAACTTAATCACTTACGCCTCCTTCAAGCTTTGCATCTAGTGCACTTAAATGCACTATTGATGCACATTATTTTTACTAGCTTTTACCACCAGAGACAACTTTTAACTCGTCTCTTAATGTATCCAGTTTCTTTGCCATATTAATCTTACCTTTAGGAAAGAAATGAACATATCTTCTTGCAACAGGTGAATTGAAACTCCAACCCATCCAGTCACAAACTTCCATAAATGTAGCTCCTGCTTCAGCTAGCCTTGAAGCACAAGTATGTCTACAAGTATGAAACACAAAGTCTTTGTTATCAGCTTGTCCAAGTTGCTGTCTTACCATCTGCCACTTGTAAGTCATTTGCCTGTAGCTGGTCTCAAAGAATGTTTTCATGTTCGACCTACGCATCAATATTTCTTTTGTTCTAGTAGCTAGACCAATCGAAGTATGAGTGTCTGTCTTTTGTCTATACACATGAGCTGTCCAACCATCTTTAGACTTTTGCAAATCTTTAGGTGCAAACTGTATAGCTTCTTCAGCTCGACAACCTGTATCTATAAGAACTTTTACAAAGTCTTCCAAGTCATGGAAACCAAAAGTTTTACACTGTTGATAGATAGCTTCTTCTTGCTCGTATGTATAAATAGCAAGCCTTGTTAGCTTTTCTTTTTTTCTAGGTATCTTTAACAATTTGTCTGCTGTTATAGTACCTTGTTCCAAAGCGTGTCTGAACACTTTGTTTATGCAACAAGCCCTTCTATTATTTGTAGCTGTTTCAGAGAACTGTTCGGTAAACTTATACCATTCAGTTTTATCTATTTCTCTTAACAACTTATCTTTACCCCAAAAGGAATAGAAATAACTGAAGAAGTATTTTTGTCTTTTACCATGTTCAGTATCTTTCCACCCACTCTCTGGGTCATTATAACAAGCTTCGCAAGCCTGCTCTAATGTTGCTTCAGTAGTTGCTCTTCCTGCTGGTACATTCTTACCATCAATCAAAGCTTTACGAAGCTGTTGTTCTTTAGCAAGTGCATCATCACTCGTATCACAAGTAGCAGTTTTTCTACCTCTACCTTTTACTGATACGAACACTCTGAACTTACCATTTGCTGTCTTACTTATACCCATAATTATATAGCCTCCTTTATTTTATGGTTATTGAATAGGCCTCTAAATTTATGACCAACAGTAGTAAGCATGACATCTTTTTGTCTTCTGTCTTGCACACTTTCTGAAAGTTTTATTAAGCCTAATTTTACTAACACTGCACAATTTCTACTCATTGATGCAGAGTTTAAAAAAGTACCAAATAAATCTGCATACTTTTTATTTGCATTCTCCACCGACATTTCTCCCTCTTTTAGGTGACACATCGCATGGAATAACATCAAGGTGTGAAGGTACAAACCATTATCCATGTCTTTGTTTTTACCCAACTTGTGAAACCTTGACATCACTTCACCGAAGTTAGCCATTGATTGCTCCTTTGTTTTAGTTAGGCAAATGTTATGGATAGCAGTTGTTCTTATCATGGAACTCTCTGCAAAAGTTCCTGGCACCCCTATGTGTGCGTTTTGTTTCTGAATGTAATGTCTTACATTTATCATATCACTTGCAATTGTCTTAATTTCTATCAAAAATAACTACGCTAGTCTAGTATTATTTCTAGCGTAATTACTTCTTCAAAGTTGTAATTTTATTTGCTTCTGTACCAGTATCCTGCAATTGGGTATCCAGCTCATAAAGGCCTGCATCTGCTAATTCTATTAGCCTATTTACAGAGACCACTAAACGCCATTTAAAAAGTCTAAACATATAAGTCTTCTCATGGTCGTTCTTATATTTATTGAACTCAATAGGAGACTTGAAAGTCTGCTTATAGAGAGCTTTAGCTGGAACGAATACTGAAACATCTTCAATAGTAAAATCTATATTTTTATATTTCATAATATTATCTCCTTAACATCTTCTTCTTAATTCCCAAGAGAACATCTATAGAACTTAAGAAAAAAAATTCTTAAAATTAAAAATTTAATGGAGTGATTGTTCCGAATAGAACTACTTAATAAATAGTTGATTTGCCTACAGCTTGTCAAACATAAACTAATAGTTTTCCAAAAATAATTACACTCATAGTTTGAATGTGTGGATAACAAAGTAGACTTTGTGCACTTCGGTAATCCCACAGTATTAATTTTATAATAATCAGACATTACAACTTGCTATTATTCCAGTATTGGATTTTCCAATTCGTCTAATTCTCTAAAATAAAATTTAGCAGAAGGATATGTGTCCTTAACTGCTTCTCTTATTTCTCTGAACGAATTGACATAGCTTCGTATTTTACCTGCAACAACAGGTTTACTCTCTACGAATAGTTGTCTTTTGTTAAGTCCTTTGTCTGATACCAGGACTACTTTTTTATCAATTGTCATTTGATTGACACCTCGCTTGAAGACCTTGGTATTTCAACAGTACCATAATCTGCATAAGGACATACTTTATCGAATAGTTTTCTATGTTCCTTATTCACACAATAAGTTATTGCACTAGCAATACTTATAGTTAGGTTTTCATTATGATGCTGTAGGTCTTTCAGCTTTAAGTAAGTTTCATGTCTTAAACTTACACTTTTGTATTTACTTGCGTCTGCCATTTTTACCTCATTTGTTCACTTGTTAATAATGTGTTGGCTCATGTGGTAGAAAGAAAGAGATTAATCAGGAAGACTAATCAAAAACCCAGCAAGAGCCAACAATGAGTAGATAACATTTATTTATTATTATTAAATGGCAACAGTTCCACAGCACTGTGGTGGAAGCTTGTTTATTCCACTGCTCTATAGTGGAAGAGATTTATTTTATTTTTAATGGAATTTTATCTTTTGGATTATCTTTATTCCAAGAGACAATCATCAACTTAATATTCTGTCTTAAGTTTTCATCTGAATTAAAATATAAATCTTCTTCAATGCACCAATTTTTAAATGGTTTTGAAACAGCAAAAACCTTAAGAGGTTGTTTTGTTTTTAAATGATTTCTATATAATTTTATAAAGTTATTAATAGCTAGTTTAGAATTTGTTTCATACTCTCTATATAATCTTAATTCTAAAAATCTTTTTTTAGTTTGTACTGAACCAACACAATAATCTAATACTTCTTGTGGTGTCATGTTAATGCTTCTTAATATGTCTGCAAGAGTAGCCCAATCATCATTTTCTAAATTTAATTTTTTCTTATGTTTTCCATGTGCTTTAATTAAATCAAATGGTGATTTTAATTCATGCTTGTAAAGATATTCTAAAAGTTTATCACCCTCACCCACTATCCAGTGTGTGCTACCATCTTTAGCTATTTTACTTTTTTCTCTAGGTTTAAATCTTGGAACAAGAGGTACTAATTTACTTTGTTTTAATATTTGTTTTCTTCTCCTGCCACCACCCATATCTGTAGCTTTGTTATGCTGTTCTCTTTGTGCTTTGTTTGTAAGAGATTGAGTATTCTCTGAAATCTTTTTTATTGTTTGGGCTGAATTAGAAATAGGCTTCCAACTTTGTATAGTTTTTAATGCCTTCTGTTCGTCTTCAAATAAATCATCAAATATATTCTTAAGAGGCTGTGTTCTTACTGGTTTATAATCTTTAAAAAAGTCTTCAAATATATCACTGAAGTCATTTTTAAAATCTTCAAGAGAACCAATATCATCTTGTTTTTTTAAATAGCCTGCGTCTTGTGGTGTTAAACCTTTTTTAAATTCGTATTTTTTTCCTGTCTTTGTATCTTTAAAATCATAAAATTTATCTTTTATGAATTTTGAAACCTTTTTAGGTATCTTTTTAGTTTTCTTTATAGGTGCCATGTAAGAGATATAACAATTTATGAATTAAAATGTAAGAGATTATAAAAATTTTAAAATCTACCTAATCTACCAATACAAAATATAAAAATTTTTGAGTGCATAAAAGTGCATTTGATGCACATTAAAAAAGGCCTGCAAGAGATTAACCAGCAGGCCTTTTATAATCTTGTTATTTGTCTAAAAAATCTAAAGTTTTTATAACTTCGTTTAATAGTGGTTTATGCTGGGCATACTTGCCAAGGTACTCAACAGCCTTGATATTATTAGGCTTGTTTTTAACTTTGACAAAAACCCTGCTTTCATTTGGTACAACTTTTTTAATAGGTGTGCCCTTCCTCTGTCTTTTATAGGTTTCTATTTTGTAGCCAGTGCCAAGCTTTGAGCATTTTTTAACTTGTGCTAACCACTCTGGCCAGCTTGTCGCCTGGTTGCATTGGTTGATAAAAACCTTTGAGCCTTCACCTTCATTAATTGACCAGCTTGGATAATTATTTTTTTTGAATAAATTTGTTTTTTTAAACATTAGCTAGCCCTCGCCATTGATTGCTTAAAAGCCTTCATGTGCTCGTCATAACAGTATTTATAAAAATCATCTGCTACAGCTCCCACCAGGCCAGACTTACTGTAAATAGTGACATCATAAGAATGATGACTAACTACTTTAATTGAAAGCGTCTGGTCTAAATAATCGCCTCCATAAGTTAAGATATAACTATATTCACTGTCACCAGCTAAAGCTGAACTTAACCTATAAAGTGGCCTGTCCATGTCTCCAATATAGATACCCCTTTGTCTGGTCATCATATCTTTAATGAGTGCTGGAGCATTTACATTATGTTTAATCAATGTTGCAAGCTCATAACCCCCTTCAGATATATAGTTGTCATGATGTCTGTAAAAAACTACTTTTGTAGCTCCATACTTAATTATTACATTACCTCTAGTGCTCATTATTTGCCCTCCATGATTTCTTTAAATTCATCTAGGTCGGCTCCATCATCACTAAAGTCAGAACGACTTAAACCCATTCCAGCCACCTCCATGGCCTCCTGGATTTCTTTTTCAGTCATGCTGTCTAAAGGATTAGTTTTTGTTTTTTCTTTATACTCACTGTCTGCCCATGTGTTGCCATTAGCTATGCAGGCTTCACCAGGTGCACCAGTTAAGCTGTATATCTTGCCAGCTTGTGGCTTGTCTTGTTTGCTTTTTGTCATTGTATGTACTCACTTTCTAAAACAGCGTAATTGGTTGATTTATATTTTAGCTACGCTGGTGTAGTAGTTATAGACTAGCTACGCTGGTGTAGTCAATAGACTAAATTAATTAATTTTAGTAGTTTAGAACTATTATAAAGTAGCTACGCTGGTGTAGTTTATT